GTAACCAAATTGGTAACAAGTTGTCTAATAAGGCAACTTAACATAAAGGGCATTTAGAAGCGATTTAAGACACTCTATGTCATTTTGGATAGATAGTACTACTCTATGGTATAAAGTGTCTGTATAAGCCTTAAAATGGCATTTAAGAGCTATTCCTCATATTCTCCAGCTTCATTCTCTAATTCTACCTCTTTGTCGTACTCGTAAAGTGGTATATCTTGGATATTAGCAGCTTCAGTAGCAGGAACTACAAAACCACTATCCTCTAACTGAGCGTTCTCATATCCTTCGGATCTATTCTCATCACCATCTAGCTTTTGAGTGCCATTAGTTAATTCATCAACGTGACTAGCCTTTAAGACATTCACAGTAATCTGCTTCACCACATCACCTTCGTGAGCTACCTCTTGTCTTTCGATGTATCCTCTACGCTTACCTTTTGTCTTTAGCAAGAACATTGTAGCTAATGTATCACCCTTAGCAATACGTTCCATCAGTTTGTGTTCCCCAAAGTCTAGCATAATCTCCTCAGGTTCTATTTCAGCTAGTTTTCTAGCAAACTCAGGATCATTCTTAACCCATACGTTATACGATGACCTAGATACCCCAGCTGATTCACAAGAGATGGTTATGTTACCGAAGTTCTCCTTGTAAGCTATAATAAAAGCTTCTTTAGTGATGTCTTTAAACTCTGCATTCATATTATTGGTTTTTATAATGTGTTATATAGGAAAATAAAAAAATTACAATGTCAAACAATGTTAAGGCTTTATTTTATATCAGAATAATGAAGGGCCCAAGGCACTCCTATTTTTTTTGGCACGAAAAAAACCCCTAGGGGGTAGGGTAGGGTAGGGGGGTTAGTCTATTTAACATAATATAATTTATAAGACTTATCTCCTCTCCTATTCTTAGCCTATTCCGTAGGCAAAGCTATTGTATTTTAATCTATTGATTGTTTAGTCAGGCTTAAGCAAAAAGTAAAAACACAGCATTAATACTTATAATCAATTTAGTATATTATATCCCTATGTATTAGCTATTATATCCTATATTATATAATATATAATATAGGATACATTGATAAAGTGTACTAAGTATTATATAAGTATATGAGATATTATATGCCATTAATTTAATTATTTTTTACTTTTTTGCACTTTGTATGAACTAATTATTGTAATATTACGATGCCATATAAAACAAATGGCACACATATTATGATTAATTTATATATCTTATTCGCAGTTCAATTGCTCTTATTTGTCCTATTTATTTCACATGTAGGCAAATTATTTATTCACCTTTTAATCAATACCGAAAATGAAACAAAGTAAAGATTTGACATTCAAGCAATCTATTGTAGTTATAATACTTTGCTTACTACTTATGATGTTCGCTGACAATTTTTAATTCATAATACAAAAACACACACACATGAAACCAATTATTGAATGGCTAGGTATGTTACCTGAGCCAATGAAATCACAAGCATTTGAGAATGCACTAGAACAAAGAAGAATGGATATTTTCAATGGCAAGGTCATAAGCCTATCACGAGCCATCAACGATATCATGACATGGAGTGACACACTACAAGGCGAAGAGTATTGGAGTATGATACATGATGCATGTGACAATCATGATAACATTTTTAAGCCTCCAGTGAGTTATTCATCCTCTATGCGTAACATGTTAAAATCTATGCGCAATGAATCAATCGTTGCCATGAAACTATTAAATACAAGTCAAACACATACTGATTTTGCAAATTATATTACCATGCGAGGTGAGATGTGCAGCTACTTGCCTAATGGTCGCGAACATGTCTTGAATGACAATGGAAAATGGGCGCGTAATGGTAGACAAGACATGAAGCCGATTAAGATGGCGCGTAACTTATTGCTTGAGAATATTGCAGATGAAATCAGCGCGACAGATTATGAGAAGTTTAGCAACCTTATAAAATCTTATATCGCAGTAATGGGTGATGAAGATGGTGTCGGCAAAAAGATGAATTTTAAGGTGATAAAAGGCGAGGCAATTATTGACTATTATCATGGAGACAATTATTCTCCCATATTAGGTACTGACACTAATTTATTCGGCTCATGTATGCGACATGGAGAATGTGCCGAATGGCTTGAAATTTATAGCATGAATAAGGATAATGTTTCTATGCTTGTCGCTTTGGATAATAACGATAAAGTATTAGGTCGCGCGATTTTATGGTCACTTGATTGTGGTAAAAAAGCAATGGACACCATCTATGCTCATGAATCACTTGTTGCATCTTTTATCCAATGGGCGCATGATAATAACTACTACTACAAAAGTAGACAATCTTGTCACCATGAAGATTTTGACAAGCATTTAACAGATGGACATATTTACTTGCCTAAAATTACATTGAAGTATTTTGATTTTGACTATTACCCATATATGGACACATTATCCATATTAACTGATAATGTTTTAGGTAACGAAAAAAGAGGTAGTGAATATAAGATACTGAAGAGTACTGATGGCAGTTATGAGGATTGTGATACATCTGTCTATGATATTTATAATGGCGAACAAATAGCTGAAGATGATGCAAGATATTTGGACTATCGCAGACCTAATGGCACACATATCGAAGGATTTGTGAATGTCGATTCTTGTCTTGATATTGCACATGGTGGATGGGTTTTATCATGCGATTGTGTTGATGTTGATGGTGATGACAGATTAAGAAATGATGAGAATATCTGCTATGTTGAATTTCGCAGCGAATGGCACCTGATTGATAATTGTTATACAGATTATAATGGTGAATGGATTCATATTGATGATTCTGTTGAATTACATAATTGCGACTATGCGCATAAATATGATGCTCACCAGTGCATGGTCGATGGTCTATATTATTTGAAAAATGACATGTATGCGATTGATTGTGGATATGTTGCCAATTTCAACATGGATGGTTATTTGAATGAATTAAAAAACATAAACAAAAAAAACAATGCAAAATATAATGAAACAAAGATTGCTTAGTGTCTTGAGGATACAAAGTGAATCATATGATGTTACTAGGATGAATGAATTTATAATTAATCAGGTGATTGATATGGGATTGATTCCAATAATTGATAAGGATAATATTTATGTGACAAAAGGAGATGCGAGTAATTACCCATGTATCGTATCGCATACCGACACCGTACATAAAATAATACCTGATGAAGATTTCACCATCTTATGTGATGAATCAAGTGCAATGGGATATAATAAGCACATGAAGAGTGCATCTGGATGTGGTGGAGATGATAAGGTAGGGATTTTTATATGTCTTGAATTATTGCGCACAATAGACAATATCAAAGTAGCTTTTTTCAGGGATGAAGAGGTCGGATGTGATGGTAGCTATGATGCTGACATGTCATTTTTTACAGATGTGCGATTTATATTGCAGTGCGATAGGAAAGGCAATAGTGATTTTGTCAATGAGATATATGGTGCGCAGTTGCAGTCGAAGAGATTCAAAAAAGATGTGTTAAAGATTATCAGTTTATATGGCTACCACTTTGCGAGTGGGATGCTGACTGATGTGTATGCACTTAATCAATCAAATGTCGGTGTGTCTGTCGCTAACATGTCATGTGGTTATTACAATCCACATTGCGATGATGAAGTAGTCGTGTTTGATGATGTAGAAAATTGCCTTTGCATGTGTCATGATATTATGGTCTCCATGACAAGTGTGTATGAATGTACTTACACACCTAGGAAACAGAGTCCAGTATCTTACATGTCAAAATATTCAAGCTACTATGATTGGGATGGATGGAGTGATACTCCATGCGTGACAGATGTAAAACAAGAATGGAGTAAGTGTGAATCATGTGATGAATTAGTCGAAGCAAAGAACATGACATATTCAAGGGATTTCAATTGTGATGTGTGTGACTCATGTAGTAAGTGGATGTCGAATATGTAATTGTGTGTGTGTCGAATATGTGTAAGGCGCGACTATCAATCGCGCCTTTTTTATGTGCGACATTATCAGGATTCATTTTAAGGCGATTGAAGGCGATAAAAAAAGATTGATTGACACTTGGAGACAAGGACAAAAAGATAGGGCAAAAATAGGGCTATAAATAGCCTACAAATTGAATTTAGCATGTATATGAATATACCATATAGCAAAGGTGCGTTATTTGATATTATCAATGTCGCAACATTGGTTGTTTATGCAACCATTAAAACAAAATTTCAATGCGCCAAAAACCTGCCAAAAACCTGCCAAAAACCCCATCCAAAAACTCCCCAAAAACCTGCTAAAAATCCCCTAAAAATCTGCTTGGGTTTCGTAGGATCCGGTGGAACGCTTTAA